AACCGTGTATCAGAATATCAGGTTGCAGATTCCAACCCACAACCGTCTGCGGACAATATGCAGATTCTTTTTCAAACATTGCATTGTATGATCTGACTGCCTTTTCATCTATTTCAACATAATCAATAGATTTTACTGAAACACCTATATTTCTAAGAGCAACCCTTGGTGACCCTATGCCACCAAAAAGTTCCAGTATTTGCAATTTTTCTGACACATTCAATCGCCGTCCTTTCTACTTCTGAAAATACGCCTTGTCTGACCGTTCAGTTTTACAACTGAAATTTCCAAGTCAAGGCGTTTGTTGATCTGCTTGCTGAATACAATGTTTGACATTGGCTGCATACTGTTGTCTGCACAAAATACCTGATACCGCTTGTATACCTCATTGGTTGGTTCATTTTCGATCATGTCAACCCCGGTGTCATTGATAAATGCAAGGATAGGGTTGTTTTCTTGTTCATATTCATCCAACTGATTCTGAACCTTATCTGACTTACTGAATCCATTATTTATGACTACCCTTTTTAGTCCTTCCACACCAAGTCTGATAAGATATTCAATGCTATCCTGTTGTGTCAGCTCATACTTGATGAATGGTCTATAATCAGGGTCATCCTTGCTGAACGTGGCATTGAACGGGATGATGACCAAACGCCTAAGTACCGCCCCGGTCTTGTCCTTCATACGGGGAATATCATTGGCACTGAATAACAGTTTGATGAACGGGTTGAACTCAAATGGGTCTTGTCCTTTTCGCTCTGCCTTGATGCGGTTACCTGTTACTATTTTTTTGAACACACTGACCTGTGAACCTTGAAGGAAATCATCACCAATATCATCACCAATGTTTGCCAGTTTGCCGAACATCATTGAAGTATTGAACCTGTCCCCCAGTTCTTTCAGGTCAAGTGCTGAAATGTTCCGATCACCAAGGATTGCTTTGACACAATCCAAAAATGTACTTTTACCATTGGACTTGTCACCTGTCAGAATGAACGCCTTGCCTAACTCATTTCTTCTGTAAAAGCAGTAACCAATACATTCTTCCAACAATGCCCTGATCGCTGCATCACCACACGCTAACTTGTTCAGTGTACTATCTGCCAGTTCAGAATAGGCATCCGGCTTGTAGTCCCAAGGAATCTTGTTAGTAATAACAATGTCCGTGCTGAATGGTTTCAGTTCCCCGGTCACAAGGTCATATACACCATTGTTGAAAGCAATCAGGTTTGCATCTGACTGTTCTTTTTCATCAACGATCAGTTCCATGTAGTCAAGAACTTCCCGGCGTTGCATCTTTTTCAGGTTTGGAATGTGCTGAATCATGTTTGATTCAATTTCCTTGTAGCCATTGGAATACACACCGTCTTTGTATATGTGTAACTGTCCGTTGATTTTGATAACGTGTGCCGTGTTCTTCATAAACACTGCAAACTTGTCAAACAGGAATGTGCTGCCAAGGAAAAAAACAGGTTTCTGAAAAGCATCATCACGCAAGATCACTTCCAGTTCATCATCTGACAGCGGTTGTTTCAGAACAAACTTGTTCAGGATGCGGATGCACTCACGGGTTTCTTCAACCGTGAAATCATTTGCAGTCAGGGTCAAGATATAATTGAAAAGTGCCTGATTCCTTCCGTCCCCGGCATTCATATCAACAAAGTCTGCGGTTGCCTTGACCGGGAACAACCACTTGGGTACTTCCTGATATTGCCCGCCTTCTTCAATGTCCCATTCACAAAATCTTTCTTCACCGTCAATCTTGATAACCTCATAGGATAACTTACTGCCGACTTTTATATCAGCAGTAAGACCAACCGCCAACTGAACGTGTGTCCTGTTCCTTGTTATGCTGTGATTCTTAAACAGGAAGTGTTTACCTCTACTGGTACAGATCACCTTGCAGTCAAGTTGATATTCTTCAACTATGTTCATCAGGATTTCAGACTGTTCAGAATCGTCAATGTCAATAAGGATGGTATCATCAGCCAAGACCCCGCCAAAACCATTCAGGTTTTTAACTTCATCATAGGTTTTCCACTTGCTTCTGTTCTTCAATTTTTCAATACTTGCCTTGCCTTTGGTTTCAACATAACCTTTATATAGTGGCATTTTTTATCACCATCCTTTAAGTGATTTCTTGCATCACTTTTTTATAAAATTCCTTGTTTCTGACATTACAGTCAAAAGCCTTTTGCCTTTGCCATAACAGGGTTTTCAAATTCCTAAGTTCTTCATTCTGTTCTTTCAAGGTTGCCCTTGGTTCTTTCAGGCGTTCCCTGTACTTTTTTACATCAGCATTGCAGTCCTTCCAAACCTTTGTGTTCTTCCTGTGTGAATCCCGGATGAATTGCAGCTTGGCAACATCAGCCTGAATCTGTGAAATACGGTGCTGTGTCTGTCTGATCTGCTGTTCTGCATATCTGATTTTCTGTGCATACCCTTCAATGTAAATGCTGTGTTCCTTCTGAACCTGTTCAAATTGTTCAGCCTGTTCCTGAACAAATTCTTTAATCTGCTGTTCACATTCCGGGGTGAAACTGCTTCTGATAAGTTTCAGCAGTTTCCTGACCTTGGTGATGCTGCGGATATTCAAAAATTCTTCAAGGTGAACAGTCATTGAACCGTTTTCATATCTGATTTCTAAATCCATGAAAAACCTTCCTTCCCGGTGTTACGCTACAACACCAAATTGTTTCAAGCGTTTCTTTGCTAAATCTATGTACCACTGCCTATCAAGTTCAGGCGGTGTTTTTACCCCAACAACTGAATCATTGAAAATGAAACAGTGGTCAGGTGTATTACCGAATTTTTCACCCTTGGTTTTCACCTGTTTACGTTTCAGCAATCTTCCGTCCTTCTGATCGTTAGATGCAAACACCCTGTATGACTTATATGTGTATTTGTCCTTGTCCGGGTATTCATATACTGTCTTGATGACCCTTTTGCCTATATGACTGATAACCGGGTTGCAATGCTCATGTTCCACCCAATCATACTTGTCTGATAACTTGACAATCTTCTGAAACATAATCAGGTCATCACACTGATTGATGGTCTGTTCAACCGGGGTTTTCTTGACCATGTAGTCAACCAGTGCTTTATTCAGGATTGGCAGATCATTGTCAACCGCTGAAAGTTCCTTCACATAAGCACCGATTCTTTCAACACCACCATCAATACCAACCCAAAGGTAATTGTTCACATCCTTCTGATAGATTTCACTGATGTTATCCAGTTCAAGAAGAATTGAACACTGATCTGTTGAACAACGCTGTTCCCACTCCCAACAAATATCATCAACCATTTCAAAGGCTTCATCTGTGTCGGGAATCCAAATAATAAGACCGTCCGTGTTGGACTGAATCAGTTCAAATCCCGGTACAACTTCAAGGTGTTCAATCAGGTCAAGCAACATCAACTGACCGTTGATGCACATACAGTTATTGTTTCTTGGGTCATACGCTGCGTTGGTTTCATCCTTCATTGCACCTGACAGGGCGTTCAGCATCTTTTTATATGGCAACTGTGCTTTCTTCCACCGCTTGACCTCTTTCTTATTCCCGGCATTTTTTGCAGCAATCTGTTTTTCCTTCATTGCCTTACGGGTGTTATACACAAGTGGGTAATTATCATTGGTTGCTGCTCTTGTTACCAGTCCCCAAGCAATCAGCATTGACGGATAATAGTTATTCACATCAACGTGCAGCAGTTGCCCGGTTTTATGTATTGGTTCAGCAGTTGCCCCGTGTACCCCGCCAAAACCGAATGAATGGGGAATACCCGCAACTACTGTTTCAAGACCCTGTTCTTTGTACCAAGTACGTTTT